AAGGTTTTCATCATAGTTGGTTTCCCGTGTCGCAACTTGCCAATGTTCGGTGCGTTGTTCCGCCCAAGTGTCGCACGCTGCAAGGTCATCGTCATTAAGTAGCACACCAACAGCGGTCACGATTTGCCCATCTGTTTAATAATTGCGTTGGCTTCTTTCCAATCGGCAGGGACAGGACCCGTGTACCCGATAGCGGACAGGTTTTGTAGTTGGCTTTTAGACACGGGCCACGGCTTATCGCCGTCAGCTGGTGTCGCTTTAGTTTGCGTCCCTCGACTAGGTGTGACAGTAGGTGCGTCGTTCTGGCGGTTTTGGACTTCCTCAAACGACGCCATTTTGCCAAACGGAATCATCATGCCCAAAGCCCTACCCAACGCGGAAGTGCTGCAATTCATCATCTCGGAATTTCTAACATAGGGCGTCGTACCCGGAAAGGGTTCCCATGCCGTAGCGACACAAGGCAACAGGTCTAGCAGGTCACGGTAAACCTTGACGGTGACGCTAATAAAAGTTCTGTCGCCTATCGTCACAACTTCGGCTGGTGTTTCTACCACCCTAAGGTCAGGCCATTTGTCGAGGGCTAAACGGAATCGGGTTGGCACGTCTACATAGTCGCCCAGATTCATTTGAACCCGCCCAGACGCATAGCAACAATCGTGTCCTGGCTGTTTTTTGTAAGGTTCACAAGGTTTATGCCGTGTTCCTCAGCGGTGTACGCCAACTCAAAAAGGCATTTGCGTAACTGGTCAATATCGGACCGCATAGTTTCTATCTGCCAGGCGGCGGCTTTCATAGCAATATCCGCTTTAGTTATAGCGGCGGTTAAGTCTTGCATTTGCTGGTTCATTGTCGGGACCTTTCGGTTGTCGGGTTAATGGCACTATACACATTGGGTGTGCCGTCGTAGCGCATACGGCGCCTGTCGCCCTCCGTAGTGTTCGCCCATAAGCCTTGTAGGGCTTTATCTGCAAACGACATGGCGAAGTCAAGGCAGGCGTCATACACCGGACAGGCATCACAAAACGGTTTAATCATTTTGCGGGCTAAAGCCGATTCTGTACCGTTGGCAGGGAAAAACAGGTTGGTTTCGAGGCCACGGCAATTTGCGTATTGTTGCCAGTCGGGGCGGTCAACATCAAACATGGTGTTAGCACAACCGCCAGGGTTGCCACCCGCATTGCCCTTTGGCTTCACGGCCCGAATATAACAACCACGCCCAATTAAGGTTTGTGTACGGGTCAAACATGTCGTCAGGTGTTAAACCCATTTGTTCCCACCATTTGTGGTGTGCATACCAGTTCGCTTGGATAAGCCCGTAGTCCCTGCATTGGCGCCCAGAATCGCTTGTGCTGCACGCTGACGGGTCACAACGGCTTTCACGCCACATAACTTTTGACAGCGTTTTAAGCGTCTTAACGTCATTGGGCCACCCTGCGTTGACGGCGGTACTAAACCATTGGGCGCACGGCAAGTCCCGCAATTCCTCAGCAAACACAATCGGCGCAACCGTCGTCGTCGTAAGCGGCGGATACAGCTGACCCACAACTTCGCTAGGCGTGTATATCTGCACGGTGATTCGAGGGCTTGTCTGCACGGCAGGCGATTTTGTAGGGCCGTTGCTAAACCCTGTCGCCACCGCCCAACACATAAGCCAGGTAAATAGGGCTGTACCTATAAAGCGTTTAACAGTCATTTGGGTGTCCTTTAGTCGGGGTAAGGTCGGGATATGTCTACCGATTAGGTGCGATGAAGTCAAGCACCCTTAAAGATGGTTTTAAACGCATGGGCCACAATGTCAGGATGGTCTGCTAGTAGCGGGCTTATCTCGACATGGACCCATTGACCGTTTTTGCTGCCAATAGTGTTCTTTTCGTATATACGCCAGGCGTCCCTATCGCAACGGTAGCCAGCGCCCCAACCAAACTTTGACGGCTTGTAGGTGTTGCTGTAATCGTGGATTTCCTCGACGCCTAAAATGTCCCTGTGCGTGTATAGGAAGTCAATAAACTTGTAGCGGGTCACGGCGTCACAGGACAGGTCAAATGCCCGCCAAGTGGCGTGAACGGACTTAGGCGGATTGGGCATACCTGAACCGTTGATATTGCGATTAGCAAAAATGCCTAGAGACTTGACGCCAAACAGGAATTTGCAATAATCCACAAACGCTTTAGTGCCTTCACGGGGCTTTTCGTGTACGGCGTCACTTGTACCGGTATAGGGCCTACTGGTCATCGCCTTGTCCTTTGTCTTTTAGGCCGTTGCTGGCGAGGATTCCAGATAGGGCGCCTGTAAGAAACAACATCATTGGTGACAGTAAAGCCCAAGCGGATTCGTCGTTAGGGCTGACGTCTAACGGCTGTACGACAAACAGCAGGCCGTACAGTAGGGCGCCTGTTGACCCTAGAAACGCTAACGCTAAAGCGATACCTACGATAAGGATTAAGCGGGCTTTAATTTCGCTGTTGCTGTATTTTTTCACGGGTTACACCTCGACGCTGTTGGGTTCTCTTGGCAGGTTTGACGGGTTCTATCACCACAGCTGGTCACCACAAACATTAAAGCCACAGACAGTAAAGCGGCAGCAATAAGGGTTTTCAATTTGCGCCTACGTCTATTGCATAAAGTTCAGGGAATCGGCTGCTTAACCTAGTCGCGGTAGCGGTACCTGCGGACGACTGCAAAGTGGCCACAATCGTTAAAGACCCTGACGCTGTAGCCGTATAAATGCTTTGCATAACGACCTGTCCGTTAAAACCTGAAACGGAATAAAGCTGTGTGCTGTTGATGTTTGTTCCGCCAAGGCTGCTTTCCCTCAATCGGGCGGTAATCGTTGAGTTAACGGTGCTACTTATAGACGGTTCGCTGTAGGTCAACAGATAGTTTCTGCCGCTAACAGCCGTAAAAACGTAGGTTAACTGGATTTCCTCAGCGGTGATAGTTGAATCTGTTGTTGTTGAGGTGACAGGCGTAGCCATAAGGCCACGACCAAAACGATTCATTTGGGACGCAGTTAAAACATCGCCAATAGTGAACGTGGTGTTGGGCGTGACAGCCATAGCGGAACCTTACCAGCCTAAACGACTTGAATCTAGGACACCATTAACGGTGTCGTTTAATATAAACATGTTGTAATAGGTGTACGGCGACAAATAAAAGTCAACTTCGGTGCGGTCAGGGTATCCCCTGACTGTCAAACCTTCGGTAACGGTGCGTTCCGATTGCATGACGCCGCCTGGCGGTTTGTAATCCATAGCCAGATTTAGAGTTTGAACCAACATATATTGCAACTCAAAAATAGTGTTTTGGCTGACGTCTTGGACAGTTAATTGGTATGCCTCAGTTGTTGGGTCAGCCATGCTGTTAGCAATCCATTTAGCGGTGTTTTGCCCGTCGCTAACAGTTAAATCTAAAGTTGCGACAGTCACGGCTGAATAACCTAAAGTTGCGGCATTGTCGTTTGTGTGTGTTTGAGTCGCTAACGACTCAGGGGTTACTTGCGCTTGGTTTACAAAGGTTTGGTTGCCGATGGCTTGTACACGATTGAACGTTTCGTAAATAAGTGTGTAAGCATTTGTAGGCCCAAAAATAAAATTGTCATCAAGATTATTTGTCGACGTGTACCTCAAAGGGTAATACTGGTGTTCGCCAAGAACACAAGTAAAATTTCCCCTGTCTGTTGCAACAATTTGATTTAAACGACTTGCATAGTCGCTTGAATAAGTTAAAGCGCCTCGAATTGGTGAAGTTGCGCCGTCTTGACTAAAGTTGCCTGGGTAAGATAATAATGCGTCTATTTCGTCTATTTGCGTTGTGTTAGACGCCAACACTTGCGATTGCGCTATTTGCTGTCCAGCTATAACCCAAGCGTCGCCCAAAAGAATTGTTGCTGTGGCGTCGTTGGCGTTGCCTGGCGTGTCATTGTAAATAATGCCTTGCACCCAACCTTTGAAAGTAACTTCGGTATCACAAAAAATATAGACTTTTTTACGGTAAGACAAAGACGCTGCCGCTACCTGCCCCGAATTGTTACGCATAGTAATTTGGGCTGTGCCACCAGGGTAATTATCTAAAACGCTTTTACGTCCCTGCGTGTAGGTAAACGATTGCACGCTAGAAGTAAAATAAAGAAAATCGTCTTGATTTCTAAAAGTCCAATCAAGTTTTGCCATTACATATTCCGAATGTTGACCGGCACAGGGCCCGAAGTCCTGACATAGCGTTGCAGGGCTGCCACGACAGCGTTAGGGTCTGCGCCCTGCACGTTAATCGTAATGTTGTTGCCCATACCGCTGCTGCGGTTTAACGGTATGACCGCTTCAGGTCCCGCTTCACCAATCATTGCCAGGGTTGGTCCTGTCACAATGCCGCCATCAGCTAGTCGAGGGATACTAACGTCAGGGATTGAACCAAAGTTAACTAACGGTCCCGCTGCTTTGTCTACGCCGTCTAACGCAAGGTTTAACAGTTTGATTGCGCCGTTAATGCCTGATTCCATTAAACCTAAAACGCCGTTCATTACGGTTCGGTAAGCGCCAATAATGCCATCAAAAATAGTTACAGCAAAATCTTTAACGCCTTGCAAGACACCAATTATGGAATCTTTAAATTTGATGATGCCGTAGACAGCTAAACCAAACGGTCCCGTAATGATTGCCAGCAACAACGGCCAGTTATCTTTCACCCAATTAAAAACAACTTTTATGCCGTCCCAAAGCAACCCAAAAGCGTCGCCCACAAACGCAATGGCTTTACCGAAAATGTCAAACTTCTTTTGCAAAACCACAAGAATTGCGATAATTGCAACAATGGCAATGACAATAAGAAAAATAGGGTTTGCGGCCATAACAGCGTTAAACGCTAACTGTATGGCTGCACTCGCTTTTGTAATTGCTGTATAGGCGGTCATAGCGGCATTGACGCCAATAACGGCTAAAGCCAACCCGCCAATCACAGCGCCCAAAATGACTATGACCTTAGAATTGCGTTTAACAAATTCGGCTAGTTGCAACAGTTTTGGCAACAGTTTTGAAACCAGCGGTGCAACAGCTGCGCCGATAGATTCTTTAAATTCGCCCATCTGAATTCCTAGATTTTTCATTTTGCCAGCGGTGGTGTTAGCGGCCGTAGACGCCTGGCCTGCAAACGTTTTACCTAAAGCAGCAAACACTTCGTCCGTGGAAGCACCGTTTTTAATTAGGTCCGCTAACGCTGGGTCTAGTTTCTTTAATGGTCCTAATTGCCCGTTAAACGCCTTTGACAGCGCCTCGGATACAGACCCTAAATCTTTGCCAGTACCGGCAGAAATATCTAATGCCATGGTAAGTAAATCTTGTGCTTGCGTAACGTCTTTAGTGCCTCGAAGCAAAGTGTCTAAAGCGGGGCGTAAATCGTCGTCTGCGACGGCGGCGGCCATGCTGGTTT